CATTCGTAATGTCTCCACCAATAGTTAACAATTGATTCTGTAAGAATTGCCTTATCGCTATCTTCGTACTTGCGAGCATTTACAGTAATCTTTGGATAACTAATAGAAACAGATGGTGCAACAACGTTAATTGTTGCAAAAGCAATGTTTACCAACAAGCGGTCTTCTTCTGAAACACCTTTATAATGTTTGCCACGATAAAGGTCAATCATTCGTCGCCAAACCTCATCACAGGCTTCTTCGTGTCTCCAACGACGTGACTGGTCTAACTTGTCACGATATTTTTTAAGAACTTCACTATTTGGTGTACGTGCCATTATTTGTCCTTTTGTCCTTCGTGCCAGCCAATATGGTTGTCAAGTTTGCTACCAATTTTGTCAACTTTGCTACCAATCATTTTGAGCAGGATTCTACCTTCTTCGTGTTGCTGGGTATTTTCTTTCCGCAGTCTCTGCAATACGACCACAAGGGGTCCCGATATGATTGCGACAACAATCGGTACCCATACCATCTCCATCTCAAATCCAACGACTTCCGACGGGCTCGGCATTGATGCCGGCTTCTTTGGCTACACGAACCTGCTCATCTGCTCGTTCTTTCACGGTTGGGCCGTGAAAATCTTCTTGACCATAGGTAAAACCTAGTCGAATAGTTTTAACATGGCATTTGAAACAAATTGAGCCACGACGGGGCAATTCATCTACCACAAACGTTGTCAAACACTCTAAACAGCGGAATTCTTTCATAACTATACGCCTAGTTCGTTACTCCCGTACATTAAAGGCACCAATAGGCATCTTCGGCTCTTGTTTTTCTTTCATTATGAACTTTTCCCACCAACCAAGTGTATTTTTTACTGGTGCTGGGTCATAACGATATTCTGGCAACCAAACATATTTGAGCATCTGATTTCCAATGGCTAATGACATTACACGGTCGTCATGTGGGGAACCATGCATTTTACCATTGGCTTCACGCACAAAAGTGCGTAATTCGGCAATAGTGCTTTTATCGTAAATAAGTATTGATTCGTCTCGCACAGCGGCGTTCAGTTCATCAATGGCTAAAGGCTTGGAAACAGCAGTTGTTCTCCAACCCATAGTGTCGCTAATCTGCGGGTTTCTGCTATTCATCTTTCGCTGTCGGTAAATATTTCTATATCCAACTCTTTGCAGACCTTTGATAGTTGTCAAACCGTGGTTGTTTGATTCAACACCAATTAGGGCGTGGTTATAGTAATAACCCAAAGCCCTAAGGATTACCTCACCAAAAACGTCTGGGTCAACGTGACCATGCCATTGAGCAACTAATAGTCCCGTATTGGCTGAAATGATGTGGGCAGAACTAAAGTCACCATGCCCCAGACCTTCAGCAACGTCAGCACCAATTACATAAATTTCTTGACTATCTGGCAACTCCCAGATTGAGAGTTCGCCACCATCTTCAATAAACGTATAATGGTTTCTACCAATTTCATTTTTAAGATAACCACGCCTTGGTTCAATTGGTTCAATATTGCGTAAAGCCTCAATATCAAATACAGGGCGACCAGAACGAATAAATGCTTCATCCGGATTATCTGGGTACTCTTGTGCCAACTGCCAGTCAGGCAAGTCACGTTTCTTAGCCTCGTACCAATCCTCATCACGGTCTCCAGCAGACCATGGGAAGAACACTCCAGTAAATCGGTTGTTGCCAGTCTGTGAACCAACCCATAGTTGGTGAAAGATATTGCCTTCACCGTTGGCTGTGCTTAGGCAGATAACACGACCACCAACGTCAGCAATTGGCTCAATGGACGCCCACGCTTCTTCAGCGTTGGGCAAGAACGCCATTTCGTCAATGATTACCCTATACACAGATTCACCACGGGCAGGGTCATTGCCAGATGGCAAGGACTCAATAGCCGAGTCATTAGCAAAAACCATCTTTAACTGGTTGTCTGAAAGCAGGTCTGGTCCACGGGTACGCATCCATGCAGGAAGCATCTTGTATCCATACTTGGTCTTTTGCAACAACTTGGATGCTTCACGCTCAGTACGTGAAAGCATGACCGTAAAACGGTCAGGCCAAAAGAATGTTTCCCAGAATGTAAATGCAGCAGCCAGAGTAGAGAACCCAATCTGTCGTGCCTTTAGAACAATGCTGTAGCGAGAGTCAATCCAGACTCTTACAGTTTCTTCTTGCGCTTCACGCAACACAAACTTGATACGACCCCGCTCAGGGTGTCGAATCATCCAATGGGTAGAACAAAAGTGTGAAAATGCAGCCACCAATTCCTCGGTGGTTGCACCTTCACTACCTTTGCATTTCCTCCACTCCTTCTCATTGAGAAGGTCGGTGAGTTCCATTATGCCTTCTTAGCGGCTACTTTCTTGGCTGCAATCTTTTTAGGACTTGCACCAAATGCTGCATCAATTTCATCTTTGGTGAGAACACCATCGATGCTTGCTTTGGCAAGACCCTCTGCAACCTTGAAGATGGAAACTGCGCCAGCAATCAAAGCCGACTTCCATACTTCCAAGTCAGGAGCGATTACCGCAGCACCAGTCACCACGCCGAGGGCGTTGGTGAGGAAAAGTGCAACAATTCTGCCTGCAATATCTTTTGCCTTATTCATTGTTCTCCTTGAACATTACGCCGAGTAAATGTATTACTACGGCTATTACGGTGATTCCCCAACCCAAAACCTTGGTCTGACCAGACAACGTGATAAGCACCATACCGGTACCTGCAAGTGTCCAAGTCAAAGCATGGATTTCGGATAAGAGTTTCTTCACGCTAATAGCCCAGTTCGTTACGGTCTCCTTGAGGACACAGCAACTGCTGTAGCACCAGCGGCTACGGCAATAAGGGTGCGACGAGTATCTACTGGCACAGCAGAGCCAATTGGCACGTAGTCGCCAAAGTCGTCAGAGAAGATGTCAATGGTTTCTTCAAATGCTTGTCGCACCTCTAGGGGTGCGGACTGGACAGCCTCTGTGACCGCATCCTTTTCCTCTTCGCTTATTTCAGTTACATCCAAAGACTCAAAGATTTCAACTGCCTGCTGTGGGGTAACAACTGACAGCACCTCTGGGCTGGTCGCCAAAGCGACAGCCTGTTCAGGGGTGGGTGGTTCTTCTTGTTCCAGAATCTGGTCAACAACCTGTTCTACCTGTTCAGGGGTTAACTCCTCTAGGGCTGTCTGAAGTTCCTCAACAGTTGTGGCTTCAGCCAATAAAGCCATTACTTCTTCTTCAGCCAATGGCTCTAAATCTGGCTCCAAATTTGGCTCTACCGTTGTGCTAGTCTCTTCAGGTGCTTCAGATGTTGTGGTCACTTCCTCAGTTGTTGTGGTCACTTCTTCAACTGTCGTGGTTGTTTCTTCTGGAAGCGTCTCCTCTGGAATGGGTTCCTCTTCTACTGGCTCTGTGGTGCTTGTCGTTGTTTCAGGGGGCGCTACAGGAGCGTAAGTTTCAACGGGTGCTGGAAGAGTTGAACTTGTTGTTGTAGTAGTCGTCGTTGACGACGTTGTAGTCGTCGTACTTGTCGTCGTTGTTGAAGTAGACGTTGTTGTAGTTTCTGGAACTGTCGTAGTTTCTGGAACTGTCGTAGAAGTCGTGCTGGTGGCAGGCACAGTCTCTTCGGGGACAGTAGTAGTAACTATCGTCGTTGTTGGGGTCGTGGATGTTGTTGTAGATTCCCATAGTGAAAGGTCGCTTATCGTTAAGTGACCCGGCTGACAGCACGAATCAGTTGAATACTGCCTGAATGTAAATATATCCCCAGCCGTTACTTCAACCACTAAAGAACCAGATGCCTGATTGGATTGTGTCAGCAATGTGTACACACCGTTGATGCCATACTGTGGCGGGTCGTAGACCCAGCCATCATTAGTCCAATACGACCATGTGAACTCTACTGTGTCCACATCCTCTGGGATTGTGGTCTCAACCTGAACCCAGTTGGCACCTTGACACCCACCACCGTCGGGCCCTGTAATAACAATCGAGTCTTCAACTACGTCCACAGAACCTGTGGCGCAGGACTGCGAAGCGGTCCAGTCGCCTAAGCCATCTGCTTTAGCAACCGTTGACCATAATGCCAGTATGGCTACTGGAACAAAGATTATCCAGCGTCTGGAATTGGAAGCCATGACAATGATTCCTCATCCCAGTAAAAATTACCCTCTGGTTTTGGTGTTGGTGCTTGCCAATCATTATTGCTGTCTAATGTCCATGATGGAAATGGTTGTGGTGCTACAAACTGGTCTGCGTCAGCGTTATAGGTAAAACCAATTCCTGCATATTGTTTACGAAAATTGTTGTTGTAAGAAGTTTGAATCCACTCCCCACCAAATAACGATTGACAAAACTCAACGCCTTTTTGTTCTTGCTCAATACCGTCAACAAGTAGTTCGTTGTTATTAACAACAACAACATCAATAACAATGTTGTTTTCTATTTTAGCAAAATGAGCCATTAGAAAGTTATACTCCCTGAACCAGTAAAAGTGTAAACACGATAACCAGACCTAGATACAAGACTAATAGTTGGGCTTCCTGTTGTTGCTACTGCTTCATCAAAAGTTAATGGGTAAGCAATAACAACCACACCCGAACCGCCGTTACCGCCTTGTCCTACTGCGTGTCCACCACCGCCACCACCGCCACCTAGATTTGTTCCACCATTTTGCCCGTTACCGTTTACATAACCTGGTCCACCATTACCGCCACCACCAGAACCACCACT